ATGGACATACCGGATAACATTGTTCACCTCCCTATTTATCCGGCTTCAGGCCTTGCGACATGCGAGGCTTTTTTTTGTGCCTGCACATGCTCTCAAGATAAAAAAATAGCCCGGCGGATCGCATTGACGTCACACCGGGCTTTTTAATTCCTGTCGCAGGCACTAGCGCTTGAACGAAAGAAACCGTGATGAGGCTGACCTTATTTCAGCGGCCCATAAAATATAAAAAATGCGCCGGCACCAATCAACGTAAAGCCAAGCAGATGGTTAAGCGTAAAGCTCTCTTTCAGATACAGCACCGAGAACACCACAAACACCAGCAAGGTAATGACTTCCTGCATGGTCTTTAACTGTGCAGCACTGTAGACGGTATGTCCCAAACGATTGGCCGGCACCGCCAGACAATACTCCACCAGGGCAATCCCCCAACTGATCAGCACGACTTTCAGCAAAGGGCTATTGGGATACTTCAGGTGCCCATACCAGGCAATGGTCATGAACACATTGGAGACGACCAACATCAAGATGGGGAGGATCTTAGCCATTCTGGACACGGGGATAAAAAGCGGCCTGCGCCGCGACCCGGCCAGTGTAGCGTCACATTGGATCAGCGCCTATGGGGATAATCAGGCAGCAGAAAGGCGGGGTATCAAACGAGTTGCCTCACTCCACAATCTTCAGGAAGTCCACCTCGATTTCAGGGGGCCGTTTAAGACTGGTATCCACCTCGCCAATCAGCTCCACCTTGGTTTTCTCATCCAAAGTCTGGCCCGCAAAATGCTTGGCCTTGATCTCCGCCACGATCTCGCCGGTGCCATCAGAAAACACAAACTTGTCGTGCGCGGTTTGACGTAGAAGATGTCCCTGAATCCGTACATCCTGATCATCGACCGGGTTCTTTAAAATCTCCGCGACCGTGATCTGAGCAATCTCTGAAGGCCCCGTATATTGGGCATGGGCGGGAAACGACAATACAGCCGAAGACAAAGCCAGCGCCACGGCCGAGCGCAACTTGAGGTAACTGGACATAAAGACTCCCTTTGTTCATGGCTTGAAGTTCCACCATAACAGCAGATATCATCAGTGTCCTTATGAGAACCGCGCTGTGGGGCTCGCCTTGTTACCAGACGCGACATCATGACGCGCGTTTACTATCCACGGCTGCCGCCATCACGATGAACCCATTGCGGCACCTCGCAGCCAAGATCCTGACTGGCCTGCCCGACCATGGTGAGGCAGTGATAGACTCTCTTCGCCCCTGCTCCGTCTCCGCCACCTGCTGCCTCAACAAACCAGCACTACACCTGCTCCATGCCCCTTCTTGAGAAACTAGGCCCTCGCATCTGCATTCTTGGCCCGTCCAATAGCGGCAAATCCACCCTGGCTGACGCTATCGAACGCAAACTGGCGATCCCGGCCGTGCACCTGGATCAGCTCTACCACCTGCCCCACACTAACTGGGTTCCCCGCCCCGAAGCAGACTTTATCGCGCTGCATCAGGCCGCTATAGCACAGGAGCAATGGGTGATGGAAGGCAACTACACACGTCACTTGGCCCCACGCCTGGAGCGCGCTACCGGCTTTATCGTGCTAGAGGTCTCCACCGCTACCAGCCTGCTGCGCTACTTTCGACGCACCCTGTTTGAGCGCAACCGTCGTGGTGCCCTGGAAGGGAGTAAAGACAGCGTGAAATGGCAAATGATCCGCCATATTGCCATCGTCACTCCGCCCAACCGCCACAAGTACTTAAGCATTTTTGAAGCAAGCACCTTGCCTAAAGTCAGACTAGGCAGCCCCCGCGAACTGAAGCAGTTTTATCAGAGTGAAGGCCTGGAACGCTAAGCAGGCGCGGCTCCCACTCCCGGAGCAATGTCTATCCGCGATGACCTACTTTCTCAGCTCAAACACATAGCCCTGCAAACCGCCTAAAGCGCTCCGGTATCCGTCAGCCACTCTTGCCATCTCTGTATATCGTTCTGCGCACAGGCCGACCACGTTGCGCAGCTGACTGGCAATTCGGGCGTTTTCATCCAACGCATGTCCGGCTCGGGCAGCCTGAGCGGCGACACGATCATTGGCGGCGGTGAGCTTGCCGCGCAAGCCGTCAAGATCGGTGCGAGCAGCCACAGCAGCACGCTGGACCGCATCCAGCTGCGTTTGATAAGTGACTCGAACATCCTCCACCTCCTTTTGCAATCGTTGTTCCATCAGGCGCGCACGAACCTCGGCCTGCAACTGCGCCGCCCTGGTCTCGGCCTGGGCCAGCTCATAGCCCTTGCGATACTGCCCCTGGCCGTATAGCGCTCCCCATAAAAAAAGGGCTGCCAGAACAGCAGCCCCTGCTAATGCAGACTTGACAGACATAGCTGCCTCTCGGCCTGACGCCGTCGCTCCAGCCCCCGCAGCTTGCGACCACCGGCGTAGACCCAACGATCCAGCTCCCGGCATGCACCGGCTATATCCTGAGCCCGTAGCTTGCGCAGCAAAGTTGAATTGGCATAGGCACCGGCGCCCACGTTGTAAACAAAGCTGCTCAGCGCCACACGCACTTCATCCGGCAAGGGAAAATTAACGGAACGATCCACCACAGCCAAAGCACGACGCACCTCCTGCTCGGTCAAGGCGTCACAACGTGCCGGGCTTGCCGCATCCCCCAGCTTGACCCCTTGCGTGTAACCGTCGCAAATAGTCGGAATGCCCACCGGGTCCACATAGGCAATCAAAGAACGTCCTTCCCAGGCAGCAACCAGAGCAATAGCTGCCGAGACCACCCCTGCACCCAGCTTAGTCTTCAGATCCATGCTTCCACTCCTTGAGCTGGCGCCAAGCACGCTGCACTCCGCTCACAATCCGGGCAGCCGCCCGAATGAACTCGGGCAGCTTTGTCACAATCAAAATCACCACATAAGCCGCCCATAAAGTCAGCACAAAATCCTGCATCGTCCAACCATAAATAAGCAGAGCCGAGCCGGTGCTTATGGGTAGGTGAGCGGCGTCGTTATTCAGCACAGGCCCTTCTCCTTAATCAAATTCGCCCTGTCTGCAGCATCCTTTTGTTGGATGCCGCAGACATAAAAAAACCCGCTCAAGCGGGCCGGGGCAACAACATTCAAGAAACTGCGCATCAGGCAGCCTTACTACGATCAAAGTACGGTTTACTGCTGCTCTTCAGCGGTTTCTATCGGATCAGCACTGATCACTGCTTCCCCACCAGAGAATGCCGGCTCATTTGCAATCAGCCAGGCAACCGCAGATAGCTGAGGTTGGCCCCCCAGAGCGGTATCAAATGGCATCATGTAGTACGTCTGCCAAACCACTCCTGCCTGTCGCTCTGCCTGCTCTTGAGTTGCATGATGATCAACTTGCACAGTCCAACCCGCAGCGCCACGTTCAGTAGAAATACGCCCAATAGAATGGGCTTTGGCAGGCCCGCCTTCCGTCATCATGTTTTTCGCAAAAATGGCCAATGACATATCAAACTCCATAAAAAAAGCCGCTTCTCATGCGGCTGGATACTTTTCTTTAACGGCTCGACACTGAGCCACCCACTGCTCTACATCCGGTGGTAGCTGCTGGCCTTGCTCCTGCATATGGCGAGCTAGCTTGTACACGGCATCAAGCTGATCCCCGATCACCGGATATTCCTGGCGTCGGCGTTCAGCGTGGTTATTTGGCTGGTGGTGGATTTTCAACGGTGTAACTCCCATCTAGATACGGCCAACACGAAACGGTGACTTCATAGGTACCAGGAAACTGAAACGACAACTCAATATCCCCGCCCTCTGGACACTCATACTGCTCCCCCTCAATCATGACTAAGCTCCCCGGCTGAACATCTCGCAGCATCATTCCATCAAGCATCGCAGTACACGGCAGACGCTTATTTACCTTTGCATCGCTATACCACCACGTACTGTCAAGCGCACCTTCAGCCCACTCTCCATCCCACGACTTAAGCGTCGGAACAATAACGAGCTCATAAGATCCGAAGACAGTCTGCTGATAGCGCCCATTTTTAAATAAAGAAACAATGTGCATAACTACCTCATTGAGCAAACGACCGAAAGACCTGCTTTTGCAAAATGCGCGGTATACGCATTACGGAGCAGGAAAACCTGATCAAGAACCACACTATGGCTTCCAGCAGGCAATGACTGTGTTCTACAAATCGCCTGCCCTTCAATCGAAGTCCTTTTGGTATGCCACCCGATATCATCTCTAAATGATCCTAGAGCATGGAAGCTATGAACAAGTCCTCCATCAACCAACAAACTCGATGAAGCAGCAAAACTAAGAGATGTGCCGTACGATTCCATATTGGTCTCAATCGTTACAACAATAGTTATCTCGCTGGGATATGGCAGGTAAAAATTCACAGCCAAGACCCTCCTCCCATCGCCTACTGGATGCAGCCCTTCGTCTGCCGAAACTCCCAACTGAATAGCAACGGCATTCCCCGCAATCCGCAGCGTATCAATTTCGGCATGACCTATTTTGGCTCGTGTAATCGCGGAGTCTTGGATCTTGGCACTAGTGATAGCCGCGTCGGCTATCGCCCCATTTACTGCCGTAACGCTCCCAATAGCCATTTTGTCGGCGGTAATACTTTTTGCAGCAAGCTTGTCCGCTGTCACAGAGCCAGCGCCAATCTTCGAGGCTGTCACGCTATTAGTAGCAAGCTTATCGGCAGTCACCGAAGTCGCCGCTAACTTGTCTGCAGTGACAGAATTAGCAGCAAGCTTGACTGCAGTGACACTATTTGTCGCCAGTTTTTCAGCAGTCACCGCATTAGCTGCAATCTTGCTGGCATTCACGCTACCTGCTGAAATCTTTGCCGCTGTGACCGAATCTGCAGCCAACTTATCAGCGGTAATTGCGCCGGCTGTAACATTACTGGCGGCTACGCTATTAGCCGCCAACTTCCCGGCCACAACGGAGCCAGCGGCTAGTTTGTCAGCGGTAATAGCACCATCGACAACAAGCTCTGCAGAAGCTGCACGACGAACAGAAAAATCACCAACGATAAAGCCAGAGGTGCTGGTTTCTGGATACTGCTGATAATAGATCTGCATCGTCGCTGCTTTTGCAGGGGTCGTAACAGGTAAGGTGACATCCTGTGGCACCGCAGAGCTGGTCGTATGATTAAGAACAGCCGTTGAGCCCGTGATCTGCTCACCCTTGGCATCATAAAAATACACTACGGTTCTAAAGACTGAAGTCCCAGCATTGAAGCGTCGATGCCGGAACGACAAGACATAGTCCTGCCCTCCTTGCAACTCAATATTCCCGACGCGCAAATAGGGGCCATTCCAGACCGTACCAGGATTTGCTGCGGTCGCTCGTAACACGCCCCCACTAAACCCCCATCCAACAGTCGATGTCCCCGCAGGGATCGCAGTAACCCAGGAAGGAATCGACCAAAGCGCACTGTCCTGACCCAGCGAAACGGTAGGATCAGGATGCAGGTTCGACCTATCAGCCACAACCAGATGCTTTGTCGTAATCACATTGGCCGCAACCTGCTCCGCACCTACGGCCCCCGCTGAAATCTTTGCAGCAGTAATCGCATTTGCAGCAATTTTGTCGGAGGTCACGGCATTCGTTGCCACCTTCTCAGCAGTGACAGCGCCATCAACAATTAACTCTCCCTGTGCCATTGGTCGCAATGATGGGCCCCTGACCCACATATAACCACCCGTGGTTGCTGTTCGGTTGTCGTTAGCAAACACCTTCAGCTGCACTCGCTCAGAGGTTTCAAACTCCACCATGTTCGAGTACAAACGGTAGTCCCCCGTGGACACGCTGAACGAGCCCAAGAAGCGACGCGGTGAAAACTCTGAGCCATCCTCCTTAACAACTTCAAAAACCTGCCTGGATGCATCAGTTTGACAATTTAGTTCCACCGAAAACAGGTACTTAGTTCCCTCCCTAATTTCAAATAGAGTATCCAGCGTTACTGAACGTTTATGCTGCAGATAAATGGAACCGCTGTTAGTGTTAATGCCAAATCCAGCACGTCGCCAAGAGGCCGCGTTGGCTGGAGAGTTCCACCCGTAGGTATCAGGAATCAGGTTCGTGGGGGATGAGACCACCAGCTTCTGGGCCATGATCGAATTTGCAGCAATCTGATCCGCTGTTACTGCACCCGCAGCAATCTTGGCTGTAGTGACCGCATTGGTCGCGATTTTCTCAGCAGAAATGGCATTTGCAGCCACCTTTTCAGCCGAAATAGCTCCGTCAACAATCAAGCTCCCACCCGCCATGGCTCGGAAAGACGGAAGTTCAATAAAACCTTCACTGACCTGGTCTGTAGCCAATCGGCCATAAAGACATACTGCGGTCACCGCGCCTTCGGGCGCCGTAAACACTGCTTCTCTATAAGCATAGGTCGTAAAAAGCACATCGCTTGAATTAATCAGATCCTGCCGAATAGACGCACCATCTTTATCCTGCCATGTCACTCCAAAGCGAGGTGTTAATTTCCGGCCCGCCGCGCCGGATGCCCGATAGTAAGCAGACATCAGGTACGAGGCCCCAGGCGTAACTGCCACGCTCTTGAATCGTGCATACCGATTGGCTGTAATCTCGCCTGGCATCCGAAAGGAGCCAGGCGCAGCCCCGTTTCCGGGATTAGGCACCCGAACTACATCTGTATCCAAAGACCAAGCATCCACATCTCTCAACTGCGAGTTAGTGACCAGATTCGTAAAATCCGAGATGGTCACCTTGCTTGCAGTGATAGCCCCAGCTTGGACATGCTCAGCCGCTACACTACCGGCGGCAATTTTCCCTGCCGTAACAGCACTGGCCTGAATACTATCTGCAGAAATCGCATTGACCGCCACCTTGTCTGCCGTGATAACTCCATCAACAATCAACTCCCCCGTCGTCCGCTTGACCATGGTCAACCCGGCAAAGTATTGTGCTGCGCCTCGCTCTACCCCATTCGCGTGATTGATGTAGTAGCGAAAGCGATGCAAATGCGTAGTGCCATCGCTGATCGTGACCGTTGTTGAAAACCGCGTCCAGCTCGTGGGCAAAATTCGGTTGGCCAGCACATAAACGTTTGAGCCACCATCTCCTTTGGCATTCTTAAACGCGTGCGCACCTGACTGATTTCGCCCTTCTATATAGACGCGGCTATTTGGTCGATCAGCCATGGCCCAAATCGTGATTTGATACTCAGCCCCTGGCTCTACCGGAATAGGACTGAACGTGGAGTCACGTGTGCCGGTTTCACCCGCGGGTGAACGATAAGACCAGGGAAAGCCTTCAGGAGCATTCGCTTCATCCACGACAAATCGGGGCGGCCAGCCAAGCTTGGCTTGCTCAAAACCCATTTCTCCCGCCCCATTGGGAATCAGACTGCCATTTGCGCCTACAAATAATTTAGAGGCAACCACGGCACCGGCCGCAATTTTCTCCGCAACAACCGATCCAGCAGCAAGGTGTGGCGTCTTGATCTCGTCATTCGCAACCTGAGTGCCTGTGATCTTCCCAGTCAGTTTGGCCGCACTGATATCAGCAATCTGCTGATCTGTGATCTTGCCGACAAGGTCTCCGGTATCAACACTCGATACATACTTGCTCCCATCCCAGCGATACAGCTTTCCTTTCCAAGAGATATTGGAAGTCGACTTAAGGGTCGGCAATGGCTTGTTGTCAGGGACAACCGTTACCGGCTCAGTACCAGGCAAAAACTTGTCCGGCCCAATCGACTGCGGCGCAACATCAGCCACGGCCTTTTCATACTTCTTGGCCGCGGTATTCCACGTATAAAGAGCCCCCTTCCAAGAAACGGTCGTCGTGACTTTAACGACCGGCAGTTGGCCCGCATCAGGGACCGTCGTTACTGGCTCCGTTCCTGGTTGAAACTTGTCCGGCCCCAGGGACTCTGGCGCAACCTCGGCCACGGCCTTTTCATATTTTTTGGCCGTCTTGTTCCATACATACAGAGAACCTTTCCAAAGCACACTGGACGTCGATTTGACCGTGGGCAAGACGCCTATGTCAGGGATAATTTTTACCGGCTCGACACCTTGCGCAAATTTGGACTCCGTCAAGGCACCATCGGCCAGTTTTTCTGCCGTAACTGAACCATCAGCCAAGCGTTTAGCCAGATCCAGATCTTCAGCCAGATCCACATCGCCGATCTTGCCCAGCGTGACATTGACAGGCCCGGCAAACTTGCTTGAGAGCACTCCATCCACACTCTCATGCTTGGCCCATACCCGCCAGGTCTCCCCTAGCCCAGCGGTGAACGAAACAGGACCATGATGAGACTCGGCCACCACCTTAGCTGTCGATACGGCAGCGCTAGCCCCTTTTGCGGCATAAATCAGGGTACGTGCATGGCCATGCCCGGATTCATACGCCGCTGGACTCCAGCTGGCAATCACCGTCCCCAGGCCTGCAGCCGCGGACAAGGCAGTAACTGCAGGAGGAGGCGTTTTATCTTTGGTCTGCACCTGGTCGAAGTTCTTGCCCAAACTCAGGCTACGCACCAAGGCCGTCGTAGACAACTGGCCAGAGGTGTTACGCGCCCGTAGAGCAAAGGTCCACACGCCCTCCTGTGGCAACACGCTTTCAAAAGTCGCGGTATGAAAGCCGCTTCCCAATGGCGTCATTACATCCCAATTGGGCGCGGCATGTTTTCCAGCCACGTAGCGGAGCTCGGCACCGGCCAAATCAAATGGCGGATCATTCTCCAGGTACTCAAACGCATACCGACGTAAACCACCGGCCACTTCAGTAATTACCAAAGAGTCATAGTTCCAGGGCGGCAGATCAGTGACCTGCGTAACATAGAAAATACTCGCGGCAGGGCCAGCACGGTTGTGTCCCATCGGGCGAACCTGCACCATCCAGTTCCCTGCCACATCGATGCGGAACGTTGCCTGACGAGTATAGGTATCTGCAACATGAACCAACTCATGACCTTCGGGTCCCGCCCAAATCTCTGCGGAAGCCAATTCACCGTGCACATCAAAGGTAATCGTCAACTGAGTAAAACGCGTATTACCCTGAACCGTTTGCTGCTCACTCACACGCAGACTATGCACCACCGGCGTTTCATCACGCGAAAGCTCGCTATCACTGCCGGCTGGCTCATAAGTGCCATTGAGGACATAGTCCCAAAACTCGTCAGACTCAGGCACCACTGCAACCTGTGCACCACCCAGACCAGCTTGCATTTGCATGCCAGCCACACGCACACGTGCACCCGGTGTAGGTTTGAAATCATAGAACCACAACGTGTCGTGCGCAGGATTGTCCTCACCATCGCCGGGAAGCAGTGCATCTGCAGGCCACGAATCTTTGAGTTGCAAAGTGAGGGCGCCCGCAGTCGGGCGCACCACCCGGAAAACACGATAAACGGGCTCACCCGGTATGCGCAGCCCGATAAATGGTTCAGCCGCACCCACTCCATGAACCGATTCATCGGGCACAGGAGAATCCAGCTGCAAGGTCACAACGCCCTGCTCATCCTGAGTGGCAGCAACAAGGCGACCACCGAAACCCCACTGCGTCATGTCATGGCTAATGGCCAACACAGACATCCGCTGATAATCAAGGTGTTCCAGATCTGTTTCGTACTGAATATCTTTGAACTGATACAAGGACTGCCCTAAGTGATAGCGTGCCATAACCGCTGCATGTGCTGCGGTCGTAACCCCCTCCCCCGTGAGACGGACAGGATTGAGCATGGTCGTTTTTCCTGGGGCGTACACATAAATCGAATCCTGCTCCCAGGTTTCACGATTCAAATACGTGTAAACAATGCCATCAGCAGCACTGGCCAGCTCATAACTGACCTGAAACGTAGACTTTTTAATAGTGGCCATATTGACCACCCCGTCCAGCGGCTGGTTATCCCAAGCCCAAACTACCCCCCACTTACCGTTAAAAAACCCGAACGAAGCCAAGCCACACCGAGCCACTTGATTGAGCAGATCCAAATTGCTCCGATCATCGCTGATCAACGCGTCATGTCGAAGGCCATTGGCCTCACAATGCAACATGAATGCCTTCAAGCCCTCGATATCAATCTGGTCGTCCGGTAAACCCATGCCGGCTACCAAGCGGCGGCCACCAGCCACCTCAGGATCCGAGGCGTAGATACCCCGAGCCAGCATCAAAATCTGTGCTCCAGGATTCGATAAACCGTTATTGGCAGTTGTAGCTTGAGCCCACGCATTGCCTTTCCAGATAGGCATGGCACGAGCAACAAAGCGACCTTTAATCTCTTTCAGGCTGCCGTTGAGCTGGCCCGTCGCCTTGACCTTGATACCAATGCGAGACTGTCCAACGTAATCGCCATTGTCAGGCCGGATACTTTTCAGCTGAGCCCATGTCACGTTACGGACGGTCTTGGCATCATTGCTGGTACTACCGCTAACATTGCGCCAGGCAACTTCGTACTGCCCCCTGTTCACGGAAAAAGCCTCGGTACGACGCAAAGGTTTTACCGTTCGGTTCTCTAAACGTACAGGACTGATCGTTGTCCACTCACTGGCACCCACCTGACGGTAACGCCCTTCCAGCCGTAACTCACGACCTTCCATGCCTTTGTTTCCCTGCCCGTAGAGCTGGATTTCAAAGTCGCACTGGATCAGTGTTGTATCTAAAGAAGTGGTGCGAGTCACCCATTCGCCACTGCCTTCCAGCTCACCGCCGTCCGTGACATCGGGATTCGTGAACAAGGGAATCGCCTGCTCCGGCATTCCGGCAAAGCCACGCGTCCACACCTCTACCTCTTGGTACACGTCCAGATCAGTATTTCCATTCAGCAATGCACCTTCAAAACGATCAACGTTAAGGCCAGCATTGAAGATTGCCCCCATGATCTGCTCGTTACCTTCATACCAGGTATACGGCAGACTTGCGTAATCCGGCGCATACTGCAGCTCGCCCAGCAACAGCGGCAAAGCCTCATGCTGCCGTGCTGAATTACTACCTGGCGCAATGTTAAAGACCGGGTCGCGCCCAACATCCACGGTACCCATATTAGGTATTGAAGGCGCCAGGACCTTATTGATCAGCAGGGAGCCACCCAGGAACATGGCTCCGCCAATTACAGATGCAACTGTGCTACCAACACCAAATGTTGTACCAATCCAGGCCGCCCCTGCGCCCATCGTGAAATAGGCTAAAGCGGCGATCGCCACCAGTTGCAAGGCCTGCTTCTCCACAACGGAACGTACCGAAATGACCGAGCCATGCGTGGGCTTTTCCTGCGCCCATTCCTCGGGCGCAATGGGGCACCCATTGATGGACACAGCATATTTGCAGGCATGCAGATTCGGAACGTGGCGCTCCAAAAAAGAAAGCAGGCTTTCGCCTGCCTTCAGATCTGCCGGAGTATTTGTCTGCCCCTCCAGGGTCAGTGGGTGCGGCGTAACAACCAACCGCCCTGAATCAATTTTGCTCATCCTGATCCTTCCATCTATAAAATCCGACCACCCGCAAATTGAATGCCGGCAAGGCCCTCAATTTATGCAAGCTCGCATACCCCAAGGCCACTGATGTATGCAGCACATGCGCTTGGTGATTCACAAAAAAGTAAGTCCCAATATGTCCAGGCAGCTCTTGCCCTGCACTTTGCATCAGCACCAAATCACCATCGACAGGTTCAGTAACCTCAAAGGCCAACTCATCAGCCATGGCCCGGATCGCCACAGCCTGACCACGCTGCCCTTGCGGACGGGGCCTGGCAGTGGGCAATGCAACGTCACGAGCAAATACTTCCCGCGCTACCTCCACCGCCAAATCAGCACAGTCGTACTGATCAGCACAATGTGGCCGCCCGACAAACCTATCAAGCGCTTTAATCATTGGAAAATCCCGGGCGCTGTACGCTTGTCGTAACGCAACGTGACTGCGGAGCGATTCAAAATCGAGTCCATCGACGGCTTTGCCATGATGCTGGAGCTATCAACCGCCACGACAGAGATAGGCAAACTCAACTTCATGGTGTGAATATCCGGCATGGAGCGGTCAATCATGATGATGCTGCACCACACCTCTTCACCTGGCTCTCTGATGGATTCCAACTCGCGCAAAATATCACCGCCCGTGTTATCCATCTCCAGCACCATCTTTGGACTTTCCCCCTCGCCGGAATCAGGCAGGGTAAAACGAAATGGGTAGCCCACGTATGTCACACCACGACTGGTCCAAGCCTTGGTATCGTTGGCCAGCCGAAACGGCGCAGAGAAAGACGAATGCGTAATCTCTACCAGCAACACCACTCCATCTGGATCGGTGAGTCTTTGTCGATTACGACGAAATTCCTTGCTGATACTCATCGCATGTACTCCAACGTCACCTGGCGCTGGGCATACTGAAACCCGCCCGCCAACGGCGTCAAGGCACCAATGTCCCCACCTTTGAACCGCATCGAACGCGTCAAACGATATCGGTGGTCATACATATCAAACCAGCCAATCCGACGGATCGTGTCGAAATACCAGCTATCAAATTTGACGGTATCCTCTCGGCTACGAAAAAAAAGAGTGGCTTCTGTTTCCACCAAAACCTGCGAATTCAATATTTCTTGTTTCACAGGACCACGATCCATTTCGGTTCGCTTGACGGCAGGATCGAAACGCTCGCCAAAGCCGTCGATCAGGATCGAGACGTACTCAGGTAATTTGTTCATAGACTGAAATAAAAAAAGCCCGCTGGATCAATATCCAACGGGACTGATGTTTGTGAAACGCAGCAATACAATAAGGGCCGCACTCTGCTTTTCTGTCCCTTATGATCGTGCTCTTAATCCCCAGCCTCTCTGCAACACTCGCCCTGTGCTAGTGCTTGGGCTTCCCAGTTGCTCATCCAAAATACTGATAACCACACGCCGCAGCATCTGGCCATCAGCGCCTGTGCTCATCTCTTCCTTGGCCTCAACTCTGTTTCCACCGTAGTTATTAACGACCACCTGCAAATCCTGACCTGGCATGGAGCCAGTCGCCGTTGCTGATGGCAAAGCTGGATAGCCTACTGTCCCGCCATTCGCATATCCGCGTAAGGAGCGACGTAGCCGTTCAAACCCGGAACGTCCCCCCAAACTACGCATATCGTCTTGACTCAGAACGCCTTCACCCTTGTGGACGATACCTGCTGGTTCATAGCGTCCACCGTCTCCGGTGTAACCGCCAGAAGCCCAACCATTCAAACTAATCAGGGCACCAATACCGTCACCACCGCCTTGCTGTATCGCGCTGGCAGTAGACACCCCGTTCACACCGCCACCAAACAAGTTGCCAATCATGCCCGCCAAGGGTGCTGTCACTGACTGCTGAATCGCAATTCGAATCATGTCCGCAATAATGCTATCGGCAAGACTCGAAAAATCCATCTTGCCTTTCATGGCAAACTGGAACAGCGCATCTTCCATGCCCTTAAATATATTCCCGACCAAACCAGAAACGGCCTGATAAACATTAGCCGTATTATCGGCATAATTAATCATCGCCTCTTGCATCGCCAATCCCCAGTGCTGCTCAAGAAGCGAACGCTCCTGCACAGAGCGGCGCACGATAGCCAGCTTTTCCTCTTCTGCCGATCGCAAACTCTCAATAGATTGCAGATAAAGCGGTTCATCCAGGCGTGTAGATTCGTCCTCCTGGCCGGCCTCCAGCGCGCGTCTGCGGCGCTCAAAATCCGCCCTGATTTGATATTCTTCGGCCAATTGCTTACGTCTGCGCTCACCAATTCCCAAACCTACATTCTCTTGGTTTTTCTGAGTCTGAAAAATGGTGTTTTCTTCCGCAATGCTTTTTTGCTCCAGCATCGCTTTCTGGTAAAGCTTGTTTGCTCGCTCCGTATCTTCGTAGGCTTTTTTCGTAGCCTGCAAAGCCTCCACTTCATCCATCTGCCCCTTCGAAGCACCGGCCATCTGGAGCCGATAGCGCTGCAACTGGGCGTCAGTCATCCCCAACACAGCCACCTGATCACGCAAGGATTGTAGAAGGGTATCTGCAGAGGAAACTGCTCCTTTCGTCGCCCCCCCTGTCGCCTGCCGCGCCTGTAACAAAGTCTTTTCCGCATGAGCAGCGGACATGATTGCGACCTTTTCTTCCTCACTCAGACCCTTGTTCTCGCTGATCCAGCGAGCCGTCATCTTTACCGGATCGCCGCCATCCTGCAGTGACTTGATCCGACTCTGGAGTTGCTCAAGTTGCTTGCTTGCACTCTCCGAAAATCCAAGTGCGTTGTTTAGCGTCTGTACACCACCCGCAGCACCGTGAGCAGCCAAGCCCAACCGCCTGCCCAGCTC